TGGCAAGCGGCCGGCCCCCCGGCGTGCGCTCCTCTACGGTACCCACGGCATCGGCAAATCGACCTTCGGTGCGACCAGCGACCGCCCCGTGTTCGTCCAGACCGAAGACGGCCTGGGGGAGATCGATTGCGCCAGGTTCCCCCTGGCTATGGCGTACCACGACGCTCTCAAGGCCCTGGAGGCACTTTACACCGAGCCGCACCCTTACCGCACGGCGGTCGTCGATTCGCTCGACTGGCTGGAGCGCCTGATCTGGGCCGAGGTTTGCCGGCAGCGCTCCGTCGAGAACATCGAGGACATCGGCTACGGCAAGGGCTACGTCTTCGCCCTCGGCCCCTGGCGCGAGTTCCTGGCCGGCCTGGACGCCCTGCGCAACGACCGGGGCATGACCGTCGTACTCATCTCCCACGCCCGCATCGAGCGCTTCGAGAACCCCGAAACGGACAGCTACGACCGCTACGTGCCGCGGCTGCACAAGCTGGCCTCGCAGACCATCCAGGAGTGGTGCGACGAGGTGCTGTTCGCCACCTACAAGGTCTACACCAAGCAGACCGACGAGGGCTTCAGCCGCAAGAAGACCAAGGGCATCGGCACCGGCGAGCGCGTCCTGTACACGACCGAGCGCCCCTCCCACGTCGCCAAGAATCGCCTGGGCCTTCCCGACGAGCTGCCGCTCGACTGGCACGCTTACGCTTCCTTCTTCCACCAACCCCATGTGACCCCGAACGGAGGACTGACCCATGGCTGACCTGCACGGCTTCAACGCCAACGAAGTCGATCCGACGACCGACCTGGAGCCGATCCCCGCCGGCAAGTACCTGGCGATGATCACCGACAGCGAGATGAAGCCGACCAAGAGCGGCGACGGCCGCTACCTGCAGCTCACCTTCCAGATCCTGGAGGGGCCGTACAAGAACCGCTTCGTCTGGGCGCGGCTGAACCTGCACAACGCCAACGAGACGGCGGTGAAGATCGCCCGCGCCGAGCTGTCGGCGATCTGCCGGGCGGTGGGCGTGCTGACGCCCAGGGACAGCTGCGAGCTGCACAACCTGCCGCTGGTCATCACGGTCAAGCTGAAGAAGCGCGAGGACACCGGCGAGCTGCAGAACGAGGTCCGCGGCTACGCCAAGAAGGAGGCGGCTTCGGGCCAGCCGCAGCAGGCGGCGACCAACGCGCCCCCCTGGCGGCGCGGCTGAACAGCACCCCTGCGACCGCTGCGCGATGTCGGGACAGGACACACACCTCGCAGCCTTAAAGGGTCCATTCGTCGGTCGTGCAGCGGTCGCTTTTCTTTTTCTTCGTCGAGGGCCGGAATGCTGACCCTGGAACTGCCGTTCCCGCCGAGCCTGAACCACTACTACCGGCACCTCGGCCACGTGACGCTCATCAGCCGCCGCGGCCGGGCCTACCGCGAGGCGGTCGTGGCGCTCTTGGCGGCACAAAAGATCGAGCCCCTGAGCGGGCCACTGGACCTGGTCGTCGAGTTGTTCCCGCCGGACCGCCGCAAGCGCGATGCGGACAACTTTCACAAGTGCCTGTCGGACGCGCTGCAACACGCCGGCGTGTTCCACGACGACAGCCAGGTCGTCCGCTTGGAGATCTGGAAGCGCGACCCCGTCAAGGGCGGCAGGGCTGTCGTCCGCATCCAGCAGCAGAGCAGTGACGGCCGGCTGGAAGACCTCAGGAGTGCTCGCCGGTATCTGAGCCGCGTGATCGAGCAGATCGAGGGGGACGCCGGTGCAGCTCCGACCTTACCAGCGTGAAGCCGTTGAAGCCGTCTACGCCTACCTGCGGACGCACGACGACAACCCGGTGGTCGTGATCCCGACCGCGGGCGGCAAGACGCCGGTCATGGCGACCATCTGCAAGGACGCGGTGACGCGCTGGAACGGCCGGGTGCTGATCCTGGCCCACGTCAAGGAACTGCTGGAGCAGGCGGCGGACAAGCTGGGCAAGGTCTGCCCCGAGGTCCGGTTCGGCATTTACTCGGCCGGCCTGAGGCGGCGCGACACCGGCCAGGCAGTCGTCCTGGCCGGCATCCAGTCGGTCTACCAGCGGGCCGGCGAGCTGGACGCCTTCGACCTGGTCCTGGTGGACGAGGCCCACCTGATCCCGCCCGAGGGCGACGGCATGTACCGGCAGTTCCTGGCCGGCGCCAGGGCGGTCAACCCGCACCTGCGCGTCGTCGGCCTGACGGCCACGCCGTACCGGCTGAAGTCCGGCCTCATCTGCAGCCCGGACCACTTCCTCAACGCGATCTGCTACGAGGTCGGTGTGCGGGAACTGATCGTCCAGGGCTACCTCTGTCCGCTGGTCACCAAGGCCGGCAAGGCGCGGGCGGACACCAGCGGCCTGCACGTGCGCGGCGGGGAATACGTCGCCGGCGAGGTCGAGGACCTGATGGACCAGGACGCCCTCGTGCAGGCCGCCTGCGCCGAGATCGTCGAGCAGACGCCCGACCGGCACGCCGTGCTGATCTTCGCCAGCGGGGTGAAGCACGGGCAGCACGTCGTGCGGGTGCTGAAGGAGAAGCACGGCCTCGAGTGCGGCTTCGTCTGCGGAGAGACGCCGGACGGCGAGCGCGACGAACTGCTGGCGCGGTTCCGGGGCGTGTCCGGGGGCGAGCTGTTCGGCCGCAAGCCGCTGAAGTACCTGTGCAACGTCAACGTGCTGACGACCGGCTTCGACGCCCCCAACATCGACTGCGTGGCCCTGTTGCGGCCGACTCTGTCGCCGGGCCTGTACTACCAGATGGTCGGCCGGGGCTTCCGACTCCACCCCGGCAAGCAGAACTGCCTGGTCCTGGACTTCGGGGGCAACGTGCTGCGGCACGGCCCGGTGGACCAGGTCCGGGTCAAGGAGGTCGGCGGCCAGGGCAACGGCCAGGCACCGGCGAAGGAATGCCCGGAGTGCCATTCGGTCATTGCCGCCGGCTACGCGCGCTGCCCCGACTGCGGCTACGAGTTCCCGCCGCCCGAGCGCGGCAAGCACGACGCGAAAGCGAGCAGTGCCGGCATCCTTTCGGGGCAGGTGGCAACGACCAGGTACGCCGTGCGGGACGTGTCTTACAGCGTCCACAGGAAGCGCGGTGCGCCGGAGGACGCCCCGAGGTCGATGCGGGTCGATTACAAGGTCGGCTGGCACGAGTACAAGTCGGAGTGGGTCTGCTTCGAGCACACCGGCTACGCCCGGCAGAAGGCGGTCGCCTGGTGGAGGCACCGCTCGCACGAGCCGGTGCCGGAGACGGCCGAAGAAGCGGTCACTCTGGCGCAAAACGGGCGCCTGGCCCCAACGCGGGAGATCACCGTCCGCAGCGTCGCGGGTGAGGACTTCGACCGGATCATCGGCTACGAGTTGGGCGACATCCCGCTGCAGCCGGACAGCAAGGACCTGCCCGAGGACGCGTTCGACTTCCCATTCGGGGCCAACGCGGTCGCCGCGGAGGAGGAGATTCCGTGGTGACGCCGGCCGAGCTGCTGTCTGCCGCTCTCCGCTACGCCGAGCTGGGCTACCGGGTGTTTCCCTGCGCACCCTCTGGCAAAGCGCCGTTGACCGAACACGGCTTCCACGACGCGACCACGGACCAGGAGGAGATCGAACGCTGGTGGACCCAGCACCCCAACGCCAACATCGGCATACCGGCGGCGGGGCTGGTGGTCATTGACATCGACGGCGAGGCCAACCCGTGGCCGGGCGACCCGGAGCGCAGCGCCGACTTGGCCCAGACCGGGGCGATGGCACTGACGCCGCGCGGTGGGCGACACTACGTCTTTCGCCAGCCAGCAGGCAAAGGCTGGCGCTGCACAGAGGGCCGCCTGGCCCCGAAGGTCGATACCCGCGCCGACGGCGGCTACGTCGTCGTCCCGCCGTCGGTGGTCGAAGACCGTGCCTACCGCTGGGCGCCGGGCCCGGAGCTTGACGGCCCGCCGGAGGGCCTGCCCGAGCCACCGCCCTGGCTCGTCGAAGAACTCGACCGTTTGGCCAACGGAACGCCCACGTCAGCCCACGTCGCGGCCGGCGGGGCCGAGGCGAACCCGATCCCGGAGGGCCAGCGGAACGCGACCCTGGCGCGCCTCGCCGGCACGATGCGCCGCGTCGGCATGACCCGGTCCGAGATCCTGGCGGCGCTGCGGCAGGTCAACGACAACCGCTGCCTTCCACCGTTGAGCATTGCCGAGGTGGAACAGATCGCGTCCAGCATTGCCCGGTACGAGCCCGACCAGATCGCGACCGCAATGGCCGAGGGGCACTGGGACCAGTTGATGCAGGCTCAGGCGCCGCAGCTCGCCCCGGTCAGCCTGGCCGACCTGGTGGCGCGCTACCCCGACCTGCGCCGGCCGGTGATCCACGGCCTGCTGCGCCAAGGCGAGACGATGAACGTCATCTCCGCCCCCAAGATCGGCAAGTCCTGGCTGGTCACCGACCTGGCCCTGGCCGTCGCCACGGGCCGGCCCTGGCTCGACACGTTCGCGTGCGAAGCCGGCGACGCGCTGATCATCGACAACGAGCTTCATGGCGAGACCTCGGCCAACCGCATCCCCAAGGTCGCGGCGGCCCGGCAGATCGGGCTCGGTGATGTTGGCGGGCACGTCTTCGTGCAGAACCTCCGGGGGCACTGGCAGGACATCTTCTCGCTGGGGCCGTACTTCCGCTCCCTCGACCCGGGGCGGTTCCGGGTGATCATCCTCGACGCCATGTATCGCTTCATGCCCAAGGAGATGGACGAGAACGACAACGGCACGATGGCGAACGTTTACAACGCCATCGACCGCTACGCCGACCTGCTGGGCTGCTGCTTCGTGCTCATCCACCACACCAGCAAGGGGAACCAGTCCGGCAAGGCGATCACCGACGTGGGGGCAGGCGCCGGCAGTCAAAGCCGGGCGACCGACACGCACCTGATCCTGCGCCCGCACGAGGAGGACGACGTGGTGGTGCTGGAGGCGGCCGTGCGCTCCTGGCCGCCGGTCCTACCAAGGTGCCTGCGGTGGGCCTTCCCGGTGTGGACGCCGGCCGACGACCTCGACCCGACGCTGCTGCGGAGTGAGCGCCCCAGGCGGGCACGCCGGGCGGAGGCGGACGCGGACGAAGCGGAACAACCCGAGCCTTCCTGGGACGCGGAGCGGTTCGCGGCGGCGTTCGTGACGGGCACGCCCAAGACGCGCGACGCGATCCTGGCTGAGGCGAACGCGGCCGGCCTGTCCGACTGGAAGGCCGAACGTCTGCTGCGCCGGGCGGAAGGACTGTCCCTTGTCCACCGCTGGGCGAGCGGGCGCAACCGACCGTCGGCCTACGCGAACGTCCCCCAGCCGGCCAACGAGGAGGCTGACCCGTGAGCCGCCTGTGTGGTGAGAGCGTCGTGGCGACCACTGCTCACAGCGATTGCCGTGTGGTGCGACTACTCACCACACAGCGAGAAGGCTGTTCTGTGTGTGGTGTGAGTCCCCCTAATACTACAGCGCTACAAGCGCAACGGTGATCGTCGCTGACGCGATAGGCGTGCGGCTCGATTACGCTGCTGGTGA